TAGAGGGTTATACACTCAACCCCATCTTCCCCTCTTTTATGTCCGATGACACGTTCCAAACGCTTTTCGTTACGAAAGTCTCCAACTCTTTGCTGACTTTTACCAGGGCAGGGTGGTAAAGTCGGTGGTTTTTCTTCTGGTATCTTTGGTATTTCAGCCTGTTCAGTCTCAGGTATCTCAGGAGTAGGACTGTTCATCGGAACTTCCTCAGTTATCACTAAATTCTCAGGTGTATAGTCAAGCGGTATAAAACTGGGAAAGGGGAAATCACACGAAGTGAATACACCATTTTTGTCCTCGATAAGCAAATTACGATTACCTGTATTTTTTATATCTCGATGCTGATAAGTACACCCAGGGGCATCAATCTCAGGTGGTTTTGCTACGTTTATATAGTGTGGAGTGTAAGGTTCTGGTACGTCTGGAATATAAATCTCAGGAATACTTATCTCAGGTATCTCCATCTTCTACCTCTCCTATGGAAATAGACCAGCCATCTTCTCCAAATTTACCAGTTTCTACAATCTTAGGTTTTTTTACTTTCTTATCTAATTCTTCGTGATATTTTTTTATATCATTATCAAGTTCTAAATTAAATCTTTTTATTCTTAACCAATTTATTATTTTGTCTATGTAATATTTTACTAGCTTTTTTACAAACCCAAATATCATTGTTTTGCTAAATAAACTTCTACATAAGAATTACATTTAGGACAAGATAAATTAGTTACCATTGAATATTCTTCTGCTAATGTTGGATTAAAGTCCTCATCAAT